AGTCACCCTCCTCCAACATCAATTGTGCGAGAGCCTTAGACGTTCTCAGGGAGTTCTCTTCCCTTGGGTAGTCTGACTTACCATCACACCACCAGCTAAACTGACAGTTCTCTGAATTGTCTTGGAGGACAACCCCACAGATATCATTGGGGTAGTGTTTTGAAGCCACTCGATTGAGCGTAACTTCTGCGACTGCAATTTGACCTTGGATTGGTTCTGACCTTGCCTCGAAGTAGATGTTTAAGGCAAGACACATGAGTGCTGTTTCTAACATTTGTTTTCCTTTCTAAATTATCCATTTAACTTTAGTTTCTTTAATGTCTTTCTTCCAAACGAACCATGCGAATGCCATGACCCCTCCAGACTTAAACTTGCCATCGACATTAAATGACAGTCGCTTCGAGAACACCCAGACGGTAGCTGGTGGATGCATACTAAAGAACTCACCACGTTTGATACCCTCTAGGAACTGTAGACGCACCAAGAGAGCTAATTTGTTTACACCCAGATCGATTGCCTTCTGTGCAAACTCATGAGCCAGAGAGAATGGTGGATTGGTTATGATATCTGGTGCAAGCAATTCCTGCTCGAACAGGAAGTCTCGACCACTATCACCAAAGCCATAGTCAATCAGGTCTGTGGATATGACATTGTGGCTTCGCTTCTGGAGAACCTTTGATATGGCTCCATCACCACAGGCTGGCTCCCAGACCTCTTGACTGAACAACTCACGGTTTAGTATTGCCTCTGTCGCTGAGTCTGGAGTTGGATAGAAGTCATTTGCATTTCTCTTTTGACTGCCATCAGATCCAGTAATTTTTAGGAGTGAGCTCATAAGTAAACCTTTCTAAACACGGACAGTAAATCCCATGAAGTTGTATGATTGCCAAACCTTGGATACTTTCCCTATTTCTGACAACTCTTCTAAAAGTTCTTTTTCTGTTTTACAAAACATAGACACAGCAAGTTGAGTGTCTTTGTCTAATATTTCTTTATCATAAAATGATTTTCTTTTTTCCTGAATATGCATTTTGTGAACAAGTGTCTGTATTAATGGATCATCCAGATAAACTTTTTCAGCAACTAAAAAGATTGCACCATCCAATACTTTTTCTTTTATTTGAGATAAAACTCTTTTGCGTTTTAACTTACCTAGAAATTGCAAAGTAAACATTGAGACAACGACAGAGACATTATCGAGTGTTGGTAAAACTTTTTCGACATCACCTATTGTTAATTCAAAACCTTCATGAACATTTTTTAGTTTTGTTTTATCTATTCCAATATAATTACAGTCATTAGCTTTTGGTAAATCAGATAGAAATTTTCCTGTAGAACAACCTACATCAACAACTGAACTTTCTGGTTGTGCAAATGCACAAGCAACTCCAGTAAATACATCAGATAAAGTTTCGTAACTTGGTATGGAAAGATTTATGTGTTTATCAAAATCTTCAATAGTATCGAACTCAAAAGGTTTATTTTTCATATTTACTATCCACTTCTTTAATTCGTGTTCCAATGTGTTCCATTACATTTATAGACATTCCTCGACCACAAGCCTCGTATCTTTTTGATGTTGGGCATTCTTCTTTAGGTTTTCCCCTGTATGGAACTTGAGTATAGTTATCAGGAAGACCCTGTAACCTCTCACATTCCAAGGGAGTAAGCCTTCTTATCTTTGATTGGCGAGGTGCAATTTTTATAGGATTTAAAACAACGGATGGAATTTCTGAAGCTGTAAGAGTATAAGTTGGACCATCAGGTTTAAATCCATCACCATTTACACGAGAGAAGTTCCCATGCACAATTGTAAGATCATTGAGTGGCATAACAGAATGCTGATCTGACGCAGTAAGAGTGTACATACTTCCATCATCTTTAATTCCAGATCCATTGCTTTTTGTATTTCCTCCTGCAATAGAAACTAAGTCAGTAGCTGACTTATAATCACGAGCAGCTATTGTTCCTGCGATATCGTCTTGAACTCTTTGATCGCTTCTTGTAAGGCGAAAAGTAGATTTTTCGGTAGTTTCTTTCCCTTTCGCTCTGCTCGGTGGAGGATTCCAAGACAAGACTTCTCTGTCAAATAATACTTCTGCTGGACGCTTCCATTCTCTAATATGTCCGACAACGAAGACACGCCTTCGCATTTGTGGGATCGCTCTGGGAAAGCGTTGTGTTCGTATATATTGAGTGTCAAGAACCCTGTAGGCGAACCCATACCCGCATTCTGCCAACCCTCCAAGGAAGGTTCCAAAATCTTTTCCTCCGTTTGATGACAAGACCCCAGGCACGTTTTCCCAAACAACCCATGTGGGATTAAGTCTCTTAATAAGGAGTATAAACTCAAGTGCGAGGTTTCCTCTATCTGATTTAATTCCTTCCCTAAGTCCTGCGATTGAGAAGGTTGCACATGGTGTTCCTCCAACCAAGACATCTGGAGACTTTCCTCCAAGATCTTCTTTTTTGACTTTCGTAAAATCGCCATAATTTTTTACCTCTGGATAATGATACTTTAATACTGCTGAACGGAAAGGTTCTATTTCACAAACCCCCATTGATTTAAAACCTAATGGATGCCACGCAACACCTGCACATTCTATCCCACTACATATTGAAAAATAATTCATACATTTCCACCCTGAAACTTAACGACTGGAATTTCTGGCTCTGGCTTCTCTGCACTAAGCTCACCAGATAATGCCATATAACCACAGGCATCCACCCAATTATCTGCATTTTCAGGATTGAATTTAATACGAGCAATTTTTAATAAATTCATCATAACCCCAATATCATGAGGTTTTATATCTGTATCAAGATAAACAGACCACAGCTTTGCAATAGCTGTAAGATTTGTTTTCATATCACCATGAACATTCGCACGTTCCTTTGTGACATATTTTTTTGCCGTATCTAAAATTTCTGATCGTGTATATTTAGTCATTGTTTTCCCTTTCTTAATTTAATGGTGGTGCAAAATAGGCAAACCTTGGTCTACCTCTCACCCCTTGGTTTTGATCTCGACACTCTATTCCCTTATCATTTTGCAAGGCATCGAGAACGTCAGCTCTCTTTCGTCTATCCATATTTGCAAATGCTGAGACACCTCTGGATAACTCACGCTCTGTCATACCACCCAGACCAGCCTTCTCGATACGAGCATAGACTGCCTTGCACGTTGCCTCGAATGGACCCTCTGACATATTGGCACGAAACATCTCAATCGTCTGCTTTGCATAGTGATCAACATAATCGATACTCCACTGCATAGCATCTACACCGATTGCCTCCTGACCCATTGATCTGGCAATTATTAGAGACAGTCGCATAGCTATTTCTCTTGAACGATTGTACATGGGCTCCAAGCCAGATCCAGTTTCCTTCTTAATTGCTGCCACCAACTTCTCTTCGTATTCTCTAAGCAGTTGCTTGGCTTCTGAAGTAAACAGAACCTCAACTGGATGAGGTGGTAGGTCATGGATATTGCCACCATCGAGGTCACCAACTTTTGCGTGTGCGTGTTCCTTTGCCCACTTGGATAACCGATCAGTAATTGATGAACTTCTTTTTTCTTGAGACATCTGGACACCAATTTCTGACTTCACGATTATGAATCGATTGAGAAGACCAGATGCAACGTCACCACCTGAGATAGCTTGCATGAACTCTGAAGGTGTAGACATACCGACTAGGGTGAGAGATGGACGTTTGACAACCTTCTCCAGCTTCTCAGCCTCAGAGCTCTTCATAGTATTGGTAGCATAGCCCTGCTGCCTTAAAACACCATCTTGCCTCCCAAAACACTCCATCAAGGCTGTTAAAGCATCTGCTTTGTGTTGCATACCTTTTGCTGCTGCTGCTTTGAGTTGCCGACCAAGTTCATCGATCACACTGACATGGGTTGGCTTTTTGGTGAGTGTCGATAGGACACCTGCACCACTGGTATATCCTGCTGGTCCTATCAACTCTTCGAGGTCAGCCTCTTCGAGTAGATCCTCAAGCACAGACTTTGTGTGTTCCTTACCTGACCCAGTCTCACCAATGTTGAGGAAGTACAGACTGCTGAAGTTGCGTTGGTCAGTCACCCACCGCCTACCCATAACCACTGAGCCAAATGCAATAGCTGCCTGAACACTGAACTGAGGTTGAGGTTTAATCGCAGTTGTGGCGTAGTGGTTTACGACATCTTGTAAGACACCAGGCACACTGAGTAAGTGTTCAGGTACAGTATCTAGTGGGTCATCAGATGTCTTGGCTGACTTCGATAGAATGCTATTGGCAACCTTTGCTCCATGCTCGATAGCCTCACGATCATAATCATAGTCAGGCTCCTGAGTGACATTCATAATCTGTGCAGCTTCCTTGACTGCCTTACTTGTGTTGCCCATGTGCTCGAATTGTAACCAGAGCTCGAAGCAATCGAAAGAGTGATTGCCAAATGGATCACTAGCATGGTGTGAGAATGCTCGACCATCCTCAAACAACTTAACCCCAGCCAATTTGGACGTTGAGTTTGGAGACAGATATCTATTCTTGAATGTATTCTTATATCCATACTGAATTAATAGACTGTGCATATCATGAGCCTCGTTGAAAGCATCGATAACTGAGGTGCTATCACCTTTAGGTCTTTGCTTGCGAGGTGGTTGGAAGTCGGGCTCTTTTTTCCAAGGGCAGACCTCCATCATTTGAGGTCTTATCTTATCCCACTCTCTCCAGAGAGTAAGAAGTTGTGGCGGTAGCTCTGGCAAGCCATCAAAGATAGATCGACCTGCCCACTGGTAAGGTCTACCTGTATCTGGATGAATAGAAGGTGGGAGTACATCTTGAACTGCACCAGCTCTGAGCTCGAACACGACTTCAGTCTTTCGAGGATCTTCTTTGGTAGGCCAACTAATTTTATGTGTGATGAGATCAGGTGGAGCCTTGAAGATCAGCTTGCCACGATTTTCTCTTCCAATAATCTGGGGAGCTGACTGCATGAGTTCTGAGAAGTCGATGCCAAGTGATTCAAAA